AAAGGTAAATCTAGAGTCGATGAGGTCATTGAGTTAGCTGAGAAGATTGGTCAGCCATTACTTGAATGGCAGAAGCTAATTCTCAAAGATATGCTCACAGTTGATAGCAATAATCAATTCATCAAGCGCAGCACATTGCTTTTAATCGCTAGGCAGTCAGGAAAGAGCCATCTAGCGCGAATGCGTGTCTTGGCAGGCTTATTCTGCTTTGGCGAGAAGGACATCCTTATGATGTCATCAAATAGATCAATGGCTCTCAAATCTTTCAACATTATTGCAGACATCATTGAACGCAATGACTTTTTGCGAGTTCAACTAAAGAATGGAGACCCTAAGAAAGGAATCCGTAGAACTAACGGAGATGAGCGCATAATCCTTGAATCAGGAGCGCAAGTAGAAGTTGTAGCAGCTACATCCGATGGAGCGCGTGGTAGAACCGCAGACCTTCTATGGATTGACGAATTACGAGAAGTAACAGAAGTCGCTATGGACGCTTCTAAAAGCGTTACATTGACCAGACCTAACTCCCAGCGACTATTTACATCGAACGCTGGTGATGCGTTCAGCAAAGTGCTTAATGACCTACATGAGCAATGCTTAAACCATCCACCTAAGTCTTTGGGATTTTATGAATACAGCGCACCACCATTCTGCGACATTTGGGATCGTAAGGCTTGGGCTATGGCAAATCCGTCACTTGGGTATTTGATTCCGGAAACAGCTATTGAGGAGACGATTGCAACATCAACAATCGAAGCAACCAGAACCGAGACCCTTTGTCAATGGATTTCGTCAATTAGCAGCCCGTTCACTCCTGGCTCTTGGGAAGATATATGCGATAGATCAATGGAGATGAGTCCTGGACCTTTAACAGTCTTTGCTTTCGATATTGACATGAGTAGAAAAAATGCTGCACTTATAGCAGGACAGATTTTGCCAGATGGTCGAATTGGCGTGGCATTGGTACAAACTTGGGAATCTCAAATCTCAGTAGATGAATTAAAGATTGCTGCCGAGATTAAGGGCTGGTGCGATTCGTACAAACCTAGAGTTGTTTTGTACGATCGTTACACGACGCTTGCAGTAGCTGAAAGATTACAGAAATCTGGCGTAATGGTAGAAACCATCGTAGGAGCTGAGTTCTATGCCGCGTGCTCGACTCTTAAAGACCAAATTGACAATAAAAGAGTTGTCCATGCTGGGCAAGATGTTTTAGATCAACAAATGCAGAATTGCGGAGCAAAAAGCACAGATTCATCTTGGCGTTTAATCCGCAAAGCCAGCGCCGGACCGATTGTTGGACCGATTGGCTTGGCAATGGTGGTAAGTCGATTATCTCAACCACAATCGACACCCCAGATATTTGCCTAGACACAACGACACGAAATTGTCAAATATTAGACAAAGTATGGTAAGATGTCTATATGGGTATTTTTTCGCGCAATAAGCCAGAACCAAAATCTTCTATATTAGCGCAGTACGCCCCACAGATTATGGGCGATAGTCAAACTCTTTACAATTATGGATTTGTAAATGTTCATCGCAACGCAGCAATGTCTGTTCCTACTGTTGCTAGATGTCGCAATCTAATTGCTGGAACTATTGCATCATTACCTTTAGAACTTTATCGTAAATCAACTGGCGAAGAACTCGGATCACCGCTGTGGTTAGAACAACCATCTAAATCACAACCACGCGCCGTAACTATTAGCTGGACTGTTGATTCATTGCTTATGTATGGCTTAGCATATTGGCGCGTTACGGAATTATATGCAGATGATGGACGTCCAGCCAGGTTTGAATGGATTGCCAATACTCGCGTTACATTTGATTTAGATATTCACAACGTTTATGTTACAAATTATTATGTAGATGGCTTATCTGTTCCAATGGAAGGCTTAGGAAGTTTAGTTACATTTCAAGCACTTGATGAAGGTATTTTGTCTCGCGGAGCGCGAACAATCCAATCAGCGATTGACATTGATAAGGCAGCATCCATAGCGGCACAAACTCCACAACCAGGTGGTTTCATCAAGAACTCAGGGGCTGACCTTGATCCTAAAGAAGTTCAAGGATTATTAGCCGCATGGAAATCTGCTCGTCAGAATCGCTCAACAGCTTATTTGACAAGCACTCTTGATTACACACCAGTTTCATTCTCACCCAAAGACATGATGTATGACGAAGCAAAACAATTCATGGCTACTGAAATTGCAAGAATGTGCAATGTTCCTGCAATATATGTTTCAGCGGACATGAATTCCAGTTACACCTACAGTAATTTGTTAGATTCTAGGAAAGATTTTGTCTCGTACTCTTTACAGCCATTCATTTCGGCAATTGAAGATCGTCTATCTATGGACGACATTACAGCGCGTGGCAATGTGGTCAAATTTGCAATCAATGACACATTCCTTCGTCAAGACCCATTACAAGAATTATTAGTTATCGAAAAACTGCTTTCACTTGGACTCATCACAGTAGAACAAGCGATGGAAATGACAGATCAAACACCTAACGGAAATGAGGGGATGACATCTTGAAGATTACCTTCGATGCAGCCTTCGCTGCTGATGTTCAGGCATCAAGCGAAACTAGACAAATCAGCGGAAAGATTGTTCCTCTCGGAACTGAAACAGGTAACACATCCGCTGGCCCAGTAGTATTTGAGCGCGGATCAATAGAGATTCCAGAACCAAAGACTGTGCGACTACTAAGTCAGCATGATGTCAAGGCCCCATTAGGCCGCGCTCAATCTTTTACAGAAACAGATGAAGCAATCTTTGCATCATTCAAAATCAGTAACTCATCACGCGGCACAGATGCCCTTATTCTTGCAAGCGAAGGATTACAAGCTGGACTTTCAGTAGGCGTTGAAGTACTGAAGTCATCAATTCAAAAAGGTGTCATCCATGTCACCGCAGCAAAACTCATGGAAGTAAGTTTAGTAACAGAGCCAGCCTTTAAGTCTGCGCAAGTTACTGATATTGCGGCAGAGGAAACTGAAGAAGTAGCCGAAGCAGCAACAGAAACCCAACCATCAAACGAAAGCGAGACAGCTGTGGAGAATACTCCAGAGACAGTTGCAGCACCAGAAGTGGAAGCAGCAGCGGTTGAAGCTGCTCGTCCAACTGTTACTGCAATGGCATATACAACTCCAAGAATTGAAGTTACAAAGCGTAACTACTTGGAAAACACAATCAAGGCAAACCTAAACGGCGATGATGAAGCTCGTCAATGGCTACGCGCTGCTGACAATGACCAATCAACAGGCGCAGGATTTATTCCAACACCACAAAGCACACAACTTCTTAACTTCCTTTCAAACGCAGATCGTCCAATGATTGATTCGATTTCTCGTGGCGCAATGCCAGAATTTGGAAAAACTTTTGAGTTGCCAAAAATTACTGAAGTGCCTTTAGTCGATCAAATCGATGAGAATGGTGCTGTTACAGAATCACAACTTGAAGCTTCATTTATTACAGTTACAAAGAAGTCATTTAAGGGTCGTGCAATCACTACTCTAGAACTCCTAACAAATTCAACACCTGCATTTCTAGATGAGCTTCTTGTTCAGATGGAATTTGCTTACGCAAAAGATACTGAAGAATTTGTAACAACTGCAATTCAAGGCGCAGGTACTCTTAACGCAACAGCACAGGCTAACTCAGCAACAGGTTTGCTAAGTTATGTATCAAGTGCAGCGGCAGCTGTTTATTCAGCATCACTTGGTTTTGCTCGCAACATGGTTGTCACACCAGAGCAATGGGCTAACATCATGTCATACAATGATGCTGGTCGACCAATTTACATCGCTGCAAATCCTCAAAATAATGCAGGAGCACTTTCACCAACAAGCCTGCGCGGTAATGTTGCAGGTCTTGATCTTCGTGTATCTCGTTACATGAAGGGTTCTGGTGGAGTAGGAACAGCAGATTATTCAATGGCTGTTATCAACCCAGATGCTTACACATGGTACGAGGGTGCTCGTCAGCAACTTCGCACAAACATTAACTCTGACGGAACTGTAGACATTCTACTATTCGGTCAGGGAGCACTTGCTACAAAGCTTGCAGCAGGAGCAAACTGGTTCAACCTAACCTGATAGCAACACCCTAAGTCGCTGGGAGTGGGGCGCAGCCCTTGCTCCACTCCCAGTCTTTAGAAAGGAATAGAATGTCACTTTGCACAGTTAGCGAACTTCGCAGCGCACTTGGGGTAGGATCGCTTTATCAAGATTCGACCTTACAGAGTGTATGCGACGCAGCTGATGCCGTCATTCTTCCAATGCTATGGAGTCCTACTTACTTCACAGTAGCTCATGGCAACATTGTTGGCACAGGAACTTTATACTTTGACATTCCTGTCAAAGAAATCTTTTATGTTGGTCAAACTGTAACTATTGCTAACTCAGGTTCTTCCTATAACGGAAGCAAAGTGCTTACAGCCGTCGGCGATTACTCTATTAGCATGGCTACAAATCACAGCACAGTACAACCTAAACACGCCATTGCACCTTTTGGAACAGTCGCTTCAAGAACCTACACAGACTGGACAGCCGATTCAGCAGTTCAAGAAGCTGCACTTTTAATTAGCGTGGACATCTGGCAATCTCGCCAGGTAAGCTCCACAGGCGGTGTATCGCCAGACTTTACTCCTAGCCCATATCGTATGGGTAACACTCTCCTGGCTAGAGTTCGTGGACTTATTGCTCACGCACTTGATCCTCGTTCGATGGTCGGATAATGCCAGTTGCTCTCACTACTCTTAGAACCACGATTGCGACTGCTTTAGTCGATAACACTAAGTGGCAAACTTTCGCATTCCCACCAGCCACAGTTCTTGCTAACTCAGTAATTGTTAGCCCTAGTGATCCATATTTAGAACCAAATAACAATCAACATAACACGATTGCTCCAACTGCTAATTTTAAGATAATCATAACTGTGCCTTTGTTCGATAATGAAGGCAACCTCAATGGAATTGAAGATGCCCTAGTGGGTGTGTTCAACAAACTCGCAGCGTCCTCATTGACCTATAATGTGGGAGCAGTCAGCCAGCCAAGCGTTCTAAACGCAGCATCTGGCGACCTGCTTACTTGCGAGATGTCACTATCCGTTCTAACTACCTGGAGCTAAAATGTCCGAATGGGAAAAAGAAAACGAAGCCTTCCTGAAGAAAATCGGGCAGGTTACTTCAGCACCAAAGCCAGCATCTACTAAGAAAGACGAGGAATAATCCTAATGGCTGTATTTCTAAACAATAAGGTCGGCGTTAAGATTAACTCTGTTGATCTAAGCGACCATGTGACCGCTATTACTCTGAACAGAAGCTTCGACGAACTCGAAGTCACTGCGATGGGCGACTCATCTCACAAGTTCGTAAAAGGCTTGGAAGCATCAACAGTTACAATCGATTTCCTTAATGACACAGCAGCAACAAATGTTCTAGCAACACTTCAAGCTGCATGGGGAACAACTGTAACTTGCGTATTCTTACAGGAAAAGGGAACAGCAGTATCTGCTACTAACCCTCTATACACAGTTTCATTACTAGTCAATAACACAACAGACATCAACGGTGCTGTTGGCGATATTGGAACAATTTCAATCACATTTACTGCTAAC